TGGCATTGAATGCTGGCTGGGATGATGATCTATTGAAAATAGAATTGCAGGCGCTTGGGGAGCTTAATTTTGATCTTGAACTGACTGGATTCAGCCTGGATGAGATTGGAGACCTTTTTGATGAAGGCGAAGATACTGATTCCATCCTCACGGAAAATTATAGCCGCAAGATAGAAGCGCCAATCTATGAGATTACAGGCGATAAGCCCAAAATATCGGAATTGATTGATCGAAGCCGCACTATCGAATTGCAAAAAGAAATTGAAAAGGCGGATCTGCCAAAGGATGTGCGCGAATTTCTAAGCTGGGCTGCGGAGCGGCATTCAATCTTTAATTTTAGCCATATCGCAGAATTTTATGCGCATAGCGAAGCGGACATACAGCATCTGATGGAGCGCAGCGCACTGATCATTATTGATTTTGATAAAGCGGTTGAGGAAGGTTTTGTCGCCTTAACTGAGCAAGTTAAAGATATTTATATCTCAGAGCATGGCAATGCGTGACGATTTTGCAGTTATGCTTCTGACGCACGGCCGCGCAGATAACGTGAAAACGATGCGTGCGCTGCAAGAGGGAGGCTATACCGGTAAAATTTTCATCGTGATTGATGATGAAGATCGCCAGGCGGATCTTTATAAAAATAACTTTGGCAGCAAGGTGCGTATATTTTGCAAGTCTGAATGGGCTTCCAAGATAGATGATGGCGACAATTCAGGAGATACCCGCGCAGTGGTTTATGCCAGGGCCGCGTGCGTAGATATTGCCAAGCAGGAAGGCTTGCGTTGGATCGTACAGCTTGATGATGATTACACCGCCTTCCATTATAAGAACGACAATCAAAACAGATATTGCAGCAAAAAGATTGGAAGGCTCGATGAAGTTTGGTCGGCTATGCTGCAATTTGCAGAGCGTGCTAACGTTGCTTGCCTAGCTATGTCGCAAGAGGGTGATCATATAGGAGGCCCTAATTCTAGCTATAACAAGAGCATCCGCACCAAGCGCAAAGCAATGAACTCTATGTTCATGCGGGTAGATCAGCCAGTCTCTTATGTCGGAAAGGTCAATGAAGATGCCACAATGGCAACCCTCGAAAGCCTTCGAGGCAGATTGATTCTTACTCTAATGGGCCTTTCGCTGGCACAGGGAGTGACGCAACAAAATAAAGGCGGCCTGACCGATATATATCGAGATCAGGGAACATACATAAAAAGCATGTATTCGGTGTTATATGCACCAGCCTGCGTGAAGGTAAAAAATATGGTGGTAGGGGAAAAGCGCCTACATCATATCGTTGACTATGATCGGTGCTGTCCAAAAATCATACGCGAAGAACATCGAAAGATTAGGCATTCGTAATATGATCAGCGTGACCCTTAGCAGTAACGGCATAGATCATGGTGCAGCCATCGCCATAGCTAGAGCCGTATGCCTTCGCATCTTCAAGGGTAGGAAATTCAATGCGAATCCGAGTGGAAGGATTGCGCCCACGAACAGCGGTAAAATAAATCGCATTAGCAAGGCAATCAGCTTGGTGTTTATCAAGATTCGACATCAATTTTCTCCTTCAATGATTTTGCAATATAGCGTCGACTATCCCATGCAAGAAAAATTATCACATTATCGCACAGGTGTAGAAAATGCCTCACGTTAATCTAACCGCAAAGCAAGAAGCATTCTGCCAAGGCATTGCTGATGGTCTCGGTCAGGCAGACGCTTATCGTGCTGCTTACGACGCAGAAGGCATGAAAGATAACACGATTTATCCGCACGCATCAAAGCTGATGAAGAATGACAAGATAAGGACTAGAATAGCCGAGCTGCGTGAAAGCGTGCAGGAAAAGCAGCTTTGGTCGCGTGAAATGTCCGTCAAAGCATTGGTGCAAGCATATCGTGAAGGCTCTGGATCGGTGAAGGTTGCAGCGGTCAAAGAACTGAACGCAATGCACGGATATAACGAACCTGCGAAGCTAAACATCGGCGGCAACATGATGCACCAGATCGTCCGCAAGGTCATTGATGACAACGCTGACGATTAAAACCCCGCGCTGGTTCAAGCCGTTCCTCCAGCCCAGTCGCTACAAGGGCGCACATGGTGGGCGCGGATGTGTGCATCCAGACACGCCAATTGATGTTCCTGGTGGGCAGATCGCCATCAAGAACTTCAAGGGTGGCTTTGTCTGGTCGTGGCGTAATGGCCGCAAGGTGCTTGCATTGGCGACTGAAGCGCAACCGTTTACTGTCGAGCAGCTTTACGAAGTTGGATTTAAGGATGGCCGGTCAATCATAGTGACTGACCAGCACAAGTTCCTTACTCAACGGGGTTGGGTTGAATTGCAGCATCTCGACGCGCTTGATGCCGTCTTTTCACTGCCTCAGAAATTCGACGCTTTCCATCCTCACTCCACTTTGGACAACGACCGGCAAGCGTTACTCGCAAGTGATCCGCATTCGACGCAAACACGCGTAGATTATCAGGATGATTGTTGCGGGTATTGCCATCAATATGATCGACCACTTCGGTCGGCAGTAAATAGCGGCCCAGCTTCTTTTCCATCACCAAGCGATGAACGGCGACATATCGTCCATGCTTTGATGCGTGCGGATGATCTGGCGTTCGCTGATATTCATAGCCCTTCACAATCTTCACGCCGCCTTTCCATCCAAGGCGTTCCTCTTGACGTGGAGGTGCAATGTTATGAAGGCGTGGAAAATTATAGCGACGAAAAATCTTTTGCACAGCCTTCGGTGTCTTTCCGATCCGTTCGGCAATCTCGCTTGAAAGAAAGCCCTGTGCGGCAAGATCGCGCACGGTCTGAACTTCAATTGGATTGCGACAGCCGGTTAAGTCTAGCTGAAAGCCTTCGAAAGCTTTTTGGCAAGCAGCCTGATAGCGTTCCTTATGCGTCACATGAAACTCCTGTCATTGGTGAGTTTGCTTTAGCAAATGTTGCTTTCGTCAGCAAGCACAGCCGCCAAACATATTGGGACTTGCACGTTTGGGGAACCAACAATTATCTTTCAAATGGCTTGGTCAATCATAACTCTGGTAAGAGCCACGGCTTTGCTGAAGCCATGATCGAAGCTCATGTGATCGACCAGAAGCGGCGATCTGTCTGCGTGCGTGAGATCCAGAAGTCATTGGCGCAATCGGTCAAGCGTCTGCTGGAACTGAAGATCGAGCAGATGGGCGTGCAATCCTATTTCGAAGTGCAGGAAACGCAGATCAAGTCACGGCATGGTGACGGCCTGATCATATTCCAGGGGATGCAGAACCACACCAGCGACAGCATTAAGTCGCTCGAAGGCTATGACTGCGCATGGGTTGAAGAAGCGCAATCACTCAGCCAGCGTTCGCTTGATCTACTTCGCCCAACAATCCGTAAGCCTAACTCAGAACTGTGGTTCACTTGGAACCCCAATCAAGCCAGCGACCCAGTGGATTCACTCCTGCGTGGACCCAATCCGCCGCCTGACGCTATCGTTCGTGAAGTGAACTATCGGGACAATCCTTGGTTCCCTGACGTTCTCAAAGCGGAAATGGAATATGATCGAAGCCGCGATCCTGACAAATATAAGCACGTCTGGCTCGGCAGCTATCTTAGCAACAGCGAGGCACGGGTGTTCCGCAACTGGAGCATCGAGGAGTTTGACACACCTGAAGATGCAACGCACCGCTTCGGCGCTGACTGGGGCTTTGCTTCAGACCCTACCGTCCTAATCCGCTGCCATGTTATCGGACGCACAATCTATGTCGATCATGAAGCCTATCGTGTGGGCTGTGAGATCATGGACACGCCTGATCTATTCCTGACCGTGCCAGAGTCCGAGAAATGGCCCATCGTTGCTGACAGCGCCCGGCCTGAGACGATCAGCCATATGCAGCGCCACGGTTTCCCCAAGATCATGCCAGCGATCAAAGGCCCGAAATCCGTCGAAGAAGGGATCGAATGGCTCAAGTCGCACGACATTGTGGTGCATCCCCGCTGCAAGCATACGATTGATGAGC